AACACGCATGGCATGTCTGCTGCGAATGCGAATGGGAACTTGAGCAACACGCATGCAGGCCCGGCAGTGCAGAGTGCAAGTCTCTTGAAACAAGCCAAGAAGAGACTCNGAGATATCANGGCTAAGCGCAAACAGGCCGAGAGGCGNGTTGTGCAACTGAGGAAGCAAATTCAACTGCTCGAAAAAAACAAGAACACTCACAACGCAACACGCCAGCAATTGGCAAACAAAGTCAACGAATTGGCGGCATGCACCGCTCTCATGGAAACACTGAGGTCTGAGTATGTAGACATGGAAGGACGTCTAGGCACGCTTGAGCGCGAAATACATGCAAAGACGACAGAAATCACACAGTTGCAGGTCAGTCTCCAAAACGCGCACACGCATAGGGAAACATCTGTAGCTGCAATTCAAAGCCAACTGAACACCAAACAGGCCAATCTCAATCAATTGCAAGAACGTCTCAATTCTCTTGTGAATCAACACAGCCGTGCCTTGCGGAACAAGAACCAAGAAATCCAAAACAAAAACCAATCCATCTTGACCTTGATGGCATCTCTGACATCTATACAAAGGCAACTCAGCACAGCCCAGAGTGACTTGGAACGCGTTCGAAACGAGAAGAACAGGCATTCTGCATCACAGAAAGCAGAGAGCAATGCGGCCGCAGCCCAACTTCGACGCACGATCAATTTGCTGACACAAAACAAGAATCGCATCCGCGCCGAGCTGACGACAGAGAAAAATGCGCTGGCAGCACTGCACCAAGCCAACACAGCAAAGACGGTCGCACAACACCGCTTGAATCTTGCAAGTAAAAATGCAATCATTGCCGCTCTGAAGTCTAATAAGAATGCACTGGCTGCACAGCACACGGCAAAGAATGCAACCATTGCCGCGTTAACCGCCGAGTCGATGCCTACACCACCCTCCACTGAAGAAAACAACCTCTTGAAACGCTTGGAAGCACTGAAAAATCAAAACGATCTCATCAACTCTCTCCGGCGTGAAATTAAGAGGCTGGAGATGCCAGTGCCACCAAGCACAAACAATACAGATTTACAACATCGCCTGAACTTGCTCGTAAACAGGAATGCGGAGATCAAAAAGCTGCAAAACCGCATTCAAGAACTCGAGGGCATGCGCGGAGCAAGCTTGAACATCCACCGGACCCTGTTCAGACACATCATTCAGTCCATCTTGCCAAACCATGCCTTACCAGCCAACTGGAACCCCACGCAGGAACAGCTGAAAGCAAACATCGAGGCGGCCGTGACAAAGCACAAGTTGACCCGCACACAATTGAGTGATATGGTAACCGCTATCGCACCAAATCACCAGGGTCCCATGACAAACGCGCAACTGGTACAACGCACAACTAAACTACTCGCAAATCACGGGACCCTCAAATTCATGCTCAACACCATCCTCGGAGTCCCGCAATCAAATGCAGACATACCAGGATCAGTTGCAGCGGCATTAAACAAGCACACGAAAACAGTGTTGTCTAACGCACACCTCAGGACCACACTGCACTCCATTCTCGCCCCAAGCACTATCCCATCTCAAATCACCGAGAATACAGTCCGCGCGGCACTTGCAAAAATTGAACACATCAAAGGTCGCGCCAATATTTCGAACAATACGCAGCGCCAGCTTGCAGCAAAGGAACAAGAGCTTCTTCACGTCCAAAGTATTCTGGCACACAACCAAAAGCAGCTACACAATCAAGCACACACATTGGGCACCTCTCAGCAACGGCTTGCACAGCTCGTGGATGCCATTCGACCGGGGCATACAAGCCCATTGACGAACACAGAATTGCAAGCCATTTTGAAAACTGCATTAAATCATCGCAAGGCACATGCACAACTGATTCAAAATGCTCAGCATGCTCCATCCTCACTTGACATGGCGGCTCCGATTCAGGCTCCGATTCAGGCTCCGATTCAGGCACAGATGCCGAATCCAGCGCAGATTGTACCTGTGCAGTCACAAGAAGAACAACGCATGCAGGGTGATCTTGAAGATATTCGAAGAATGAACAATTCGAATCTTGCAAAAATGTATAAAAAGACATTTCCTGAAAATAATGAGCATGTGAGAAACAAAACTCGAGATGAAATGAAGCGTATGCTGGTTGTTCATATGGCACACGCATTATATAAGACACCTTTCCGGCGCACAAACAATGCCACTGACCGCAAGGAACAGAACGAAGTCGCTAAAAAGTTCATTGAGCGAATGGGCTTGACACAAGCAATGCAATCGCTGGGTTTTCCAAGGCGGAGCTCCCGATTGCAAAACAAACCGCCAACCAACCCACAAGACAGAGCGCCGCAACGTCTCCCACCTACAAGGAATCAAAAACACCCCGCGACAATGGAAACAAACCAAACTCGACCGATCCTGTCGCCTAATGAAGAAAGAAACCCAAAGAAACCCCGAGCACGAGAACCAGGANCAAGCTCCAATCAAAGTCCCCCTCAAGTCCAGGCCAATGCCCCTAGTGCCCCTGATCCCAAGAACACAACCATGACATCCAGAGAAGAGAACCTCAAACGCAACCTAAATGCAATTGAGGGGTTAAAAAAAGATCAGCTCAAGGATAAATTAAAAGCATTTAATCTAGGCCTTCTGAACCTAGACAGATTCACAAAACAACAGCTACAGCGTCTCTTGGTGTATGCGGTATTGAAGAAGATAGACATTTACAATATTTATAATCGAGGTAATGGGAACTCTCAAATAAAGACCATTCTGAGGAATAATCTGGGCTACACAAACGAAAACATAACAAAGATGCAAATTGCCACGAGGAGAAGTCAGAGGACCTAGCACCTTAGGCAAACACGACGCCGCTGAGTCCGTTAGCGATGCGCAGGACATTGTAGGACAGCGCGTGGATGCGGAGACGGCCCGAGGGGATGTTGGGGCTCAGGGTCAGGTACAGCTGCGATGTGTCCAGTCTGCTATAGTTTGCGGCGCCGCTGGGATTGGCTGCCTCGGGGTGCAAACTAAAGGAGTACACATAGACCTTCTTCGTCGGCACGCGGGTATGGTAGGACCACGGCTGCACGAGACGGAAGTAGCGCGCGGGCCTCTCGCTGAAGCGGTCGTTGCCATTCATCAGCAGTCTCGCAGTCTGGAACACCTCTTGGTCTTCGAAGCCGGGCATGTCGTAATTGAACCACTCGTTGCCAGCCACGGTGTCGCTCTGATAATTGGTGTAGGCCTGGAAAGCCCACACGATCTCTTTGACGGGGTGGGTCAGCGTCAGGGTGAACTTGCGCGTCGCGGCTCCGTTGGGACTGTTGTACGCATACACGCTCTCGGTCTGAAATTGCAGCTGCTCGATCAGGTACTCGTGTGGCATCTGGGCAAACCTCGAGCGCTCTTCCTGGCTGAGGAACACGTAGCTTGCAAACACGCTGCAGTCCAACGTCGGCATGCTCTGGAGGTTGACACGAGGCACGTTGGTGTGAATCAGGTCCATGAAATTGCGGAACTCAAAGTTGAGGCGCACATCGTGGAATTGCAGGGCCACCAACGGAAGCGCGCTGCCTGGCGTGGTGTTGAAGCTGAAGCGCAACGGCACAAACAGCGTCTTGGGACCCCCGAACGACCTGTCGTCGTAATCGATGCTGTACTGCGCATACCGCCCGANCATGTCGCTGTACCCATCCTGTTTCTCTGCCGTCTCTGTCAATTCGTTCCACATCGACCAGTGCTCGGGCACGTGCCGGTCAATGCGGCTCCCACCCATCTCCCACTCGACCGACGAGACCAGCGCGTGACCCACCTCATTCACCCACTTGGCCTTCATGACGATCTCTTCGGCACTCTGTGTCGCCGCATTGGACACGGTGGCCATCACGGTCGCGAAATACCTGGGCACGCCTGGATCTACGCCAGTCAACGTGAAGATGGGGTCTCCAGCGGGCTGCACCTGCACCACGTGGTTGAGGGAAGACCCGCCGTTCACGCTGATGCCGTACGTCACTGTGGCCGCCAGGGCGCCAGAGGACACGGTCGCCACGTTGCCACCGGTCACATTCGCCATGACAGGAATCGCGTTGCCCGATGGCGCGGTGGGCACCAAGGTCACGGTGGAGATGGAGGATGCGCCCATGACCATCNGAAGGCCTTGAGACCCCACCACTGCGATGCTGGACACCGGCGAATTGTCTGACCTNGCAGAGCACACGTAGGCGGAGGGGCCCGTGCATCCGTATGCCTTCACGACCATGGAACTCTGACTGGTTGTGCGGGCAGACCAGATTGCGGGTGCGGTGGAGAGGTGCTGGACTCCTGTGATGTGGTTGATGTTGGCCAGGTCTGGCAAGTTGACTTGGAGCCAGCAATCGGCCACCAAGTCGCCAGATCGCGCGATGACCACCGTGCACTTCTTGCCAAAGTCGCAGTCACCAGTCCATGCCTGTTGCACCGATTCCAGGGCAAAGTTGGTGTAGCGTCTCCAGATCTGTTTGAACAGGGTTATTTGGGGGTTGGCAACCAGGTATTGGTCAGCAGTGCCCACCGCTGCAATTTGAGTGAGTCCTCCCGGCATGTGCACCTACCAATTCACCCAGATAATTTTCGCGTGTACTGAACATGGTGGCCGCATCCGACTTCTACCCCGCCAAACAAATCAAGCCATACGCGCTCTGGATTGGCAGCAAGGCCGACTCCATGAATCCGAAAGCGGCACAGCGGCATCACATCGGTCTGGTGGTCAACTGCACACGCGACCTGCCCTTCTCCATTCCGGGAGTGAAGCGCGTGCGTGTACCGATCGATGACATGCCGGACGAGAACCCGACCTTTATGAAAGCGCTGCCTCGGGCCGTACGGGCGATCGACCTCGCTCTCTCCCAGGGCCAAGGTGTCCTGGTGCACTGTTATGCGGGCATCAGCAGGTCTGCAAGCGTGGTGGCCGCCTTCCTCATGGCCCGCGAAGGCCTCACGCCCGCCCAGGCCATGGCACGCATCCGCAAGGCCAAGCAAGAGACGTTCAGGCCCCGCGCCAACTTCCTGCCCTCCTTGCTCGCGTGGGAAGGTGTGTTGAGNACTGCAAAGACTGCGAGGACGGTCAAGCCTGNGGTGCCGAAGATGCCCAGGACGCGGCGACCAGAAACAGCAAAAACGGTTGGATCCAGGCCAAGGTGACGTGGATCAAGGTGACGATGCGGGCGGTGTCTGTGCGCGGCGAGATGTCGTTGGACCCCACGGCAGAGTGCGCCATGACCGCGTAGTACACTTTGCCTTTGGTCGTCACGGGCGCCTGTGAGGTGAAGTGCTTGTTAAAGTCGAGCATCATGTACACGGCCAAGAAGATCATGAAGACGATGCCGTTGTACATGAGTGCTTTTCCGGCAAACTCTCGATGGGCCGGGGACAGCAAGAAATGATGCATGATGGACATTTAAGACCGGAGCAGAAAATATACGGGGGGTCACACAACGCGCCAGTCACGGGCAAGCTCGCGTGGCTCCACAAGCAGCGTCGGTTGCATGCCCTCAAACCCCTCGCGGGGACGGGGGGGGAAGGTGTTCTGCGTCTCGTCTTTGGGGCCCAGGGTACCCAGGCTGGCAATGTCCTGCGCGCGTTGCTGGTCGAACTGGGCGCCAAGGTTGAGGAGCGCGGGGGTACCCGTCTCGAACGGAGGCATCGTCAGGGATTCCGGTGGCGTCAGGGCTGCGATGGGCATGTTGACGTCGGTGCTGTACGCCATGTATTGAGTCAGGTTGGTCGACACGGCTTGCGCGGCCAGCTGCAGCACCATGGCGTTCAGGCGGTTGACCTCCCCGGCGACGTCCGTGGGCCAGTTGTCCGCAGAGTCGAGGTACACCTGGCGCATCATGAGCATCATTTCCCAATCGGACTGGCGGCCCAGCACGAGCCCCAGCGCCTGTCGGATGCGGTCGATCAGGGCCATCTGCAGCGAGGTCACGTTGTCTTTGGAGAAGAAGGCGGTGTTGAGCGGTGTGGCAGGCTGGCCGACCGACCGGATGACCGCCAGCGCCACATCGTCATACAGCTCCGACTTGGGCTTCATGTACAGCGGAAAGGCCTGGGTGCTGTACGGCGGCGAGGTGATGGTGGGGCCTGTCGCTGGAAATAGGGCTTGTGGGTTGCTGCCGTACGATGCCGTTCCGTCCAAGCTGGAAGATTGGATGTCCATGTGCTTGCTCGTGATTTTTTTTGCTTCATTTCAGCTTGGTCACATGGATGCGCGAGCCTCTGTTGCGACTGGAGTCGTTGCGGCCCACCTGCGACTTGCGCTCGTCGTAGGCGGGGTCGTACGCGCTGTGGTGGAAGCGCCAGAACGCCGCCGAACCCATCTTGAAGTTGTGCTCGGGTTTGGCCTTGTAGTAATACAGCGCGTCTTCCAGTTTGTTCGACTGGCTGGTGTTGTCCAGGCACAGGCACTCGTAGTTCTCCGTGGTGGCGTCCATGAGCTTGCAGAAGTCTCCCAGGGTGGGCAAGAGGCCAAAGAAGTTCTTGTACAGCCGGTCGCGGTTCTGGATGATGGGGTCACGCAGCACGATGCAGTAATCGATGTTGCACCTGCTGGCGGGGTCGATGTCGCCACAGAACTGCGCGGTGATGACCAGCAAGATCTTCCAGTGACGCCCATTGAAGAACAGGGACCGCATGACCTCCGACTTGAGGAACGACTTGTCAAACATGCAGTCGTCCAGGATGATGAAGACGGGCGTCGCGGTGCCGTCCTTGATGCGCTGCTTTTGCACCTTGATGACTTGCTCGAGCACGCCCGCGTCGAAGCGCTCGTAAATGAACGAATCGGGGATCCAGTCCTTGAAGAAGCCTTGCGCGCTCTCCGTGGGGCTGAACACGATGCCCCAGGGGATGTGGCGTTTGTACGACATCAGGTCTTTCACCAGGATGGATTTGCCGGTGCATCGCTTGCCCACCAGCATGATGACCGACGCATCCTTGATCTTGGTGGGGTCCAGCTTGCGGAGCTGCAGCTGCATTTCAGTGTGCCCCAATTTTAAAAATCGAGGTTCTACACACCACGCGGCACCAAATTAAAATCTGGCCTCCTCGGAATGCAAAGGAGCGTCGCCGTGTTCCTCGCAATCGCAGTGATCTATGTTGGGGCGGGTCTGCTTCCCAGCGCGCACTCCGCACTCGGGTGGCTGGCGCAGGGAACGGTGATCAGCGGGGCCATCGCGACCTTTTGTGTCATGCGATCCCACCACGTGACCGTCCCACAGGCCGCCGCCGTGTTCCTGTGCACCGGGTCCCTCGCCGCGCTGTCCAGCCTGTCTGCCACCACGTGCTACCTGAAAAGCGAAGACTGCACGTCGCTCATGCCGCTCCACGCCGCCGTGCTCAGCAATGCCCTGCTCCTGGGCGCGGCGAGCTTCACGGCCTTTGGGGCGTGGGTGGCGCTGGGATTCCCCGTGTGGTTGGCTGTTTTCGGCACCGTGATAGCTGCCCCGGCAATGTCTCTGGCAGTCATGCCGCTGGTGTCACGGCTCATCGGCTCGCTCGTCTAAATAATTTTGTGAGCGCGTAGAAAGCCAGTGATGATGCTCGACACGCATACGACGATGGGGGTCATGACAGACTACGCGGACGAAGGAGATGACTGTACACAAACCTCGCACAGCACACGGGACACCGCTCCCACCGCTCCCACCGCCCGCACTGTCCGCACCGACCCCACGGACTACACTGGTCGCATGCGCTATGTCGGTGGCCACGAAGCATACCCAGCTCCCATTGAGTCAGAGTGCAGCAAACGGAGCAAAACAGCCATGCTTGCCCTGGCATCCACCGTGTTTCTCGTGCTCACTATTGTTGCAACGGCCATTATTTACAGGCTGCTCCCATCGTGGCACGTGGCGCTGTGGGTGGTGCTGGGTGCAAGCATCATCAATTTTGCAGTACCGGAGAGCGACTTTGCGACCCTGGTGGCACCCGCGCACCTTGCAGGCTCGACATACCTGGTGGCATACATGTTGCAGACCTACGGACGCATGAGCCCCGGCTCGTCGACGGTGGGGGCCATCGTGTTGCTGTGCCTCCTGAGCATTGCCGTGGCCAAACTCGAACCCAAGGACCGCGCCGGGAAACGCCGCTTCAACTGGCGGGACGACGACGACGACGAGGAAGACGAGGACCCTTGATTTTTTCTGTTGCACCTGTATAATGAACCCCGCTGTTCTGGTCCTCTTGTTGTGCCTAGGTGCCAGCGTGCTTGCGGCAATTCATCAGATGGTATGCGCACAGGATGTTACAAAGACGAGCAAGTGCGACGTGTCATTCGGAATTCCCATCGTGTTCCTGCTGGCGGTGGGGTGCGGCGTGTCGGGCCTCGCAGTCCTCGCCACCAGCCACGGCGCCGGAAATTCAACAGCTTAGCCTTCCAGCATGCTGAATTCGGGCAAGGTGCTGGCCTCGGCGTCGTCATCCTCGCAGAACGCATAGCCCTCGAGCTGGGGACGGGACAGGACGGCCACCTGCAGGACGCGCCAGGTCACCCCAAAGGAAGCTTTGCCGACAAACCACACATTGCCCAGCTCCAGGATCATCTTGACGGTGGATCCCTTGATGATGTAGTCGGGGGCCACAGATTGGCGACCTTCGTCATACACGGGAAGGTTGGGCTGGCCGTTCTTGATGGGCACCTGCAGTCACGCAGCCAGTCAGTCACTCAGTCACCCCGGCACACACACACTATGACCTCACCACGCGCATTCTACCCACCTTGGTCTTCATCTGAGGCGGATAGGGTTTGCCGGTGCGATCCAGTTTCTTGTCCTGCACCAGCTCACGCATGAACTCCTTGATGATCTCAGGACTCTTCTTGGGGCCAAACCACTCGTGAGTGGCCGCGGCGGCAAGAAGGGTGGAGTCCAGGGACCGCATGCGTGCGAGGAAATCGGCGAGGCGAGGATCGTTGTCGGCATTCTTGAAGCTGATGTCGATGGAGTAGCTCTGGATTTCTCCGGTGTTCTTGTCGGTGTATGCAGACAGGCCAAAGGGGACGACCACCGCCGGGGTTTGGATGGTCACGCGCTTGCGGGAGCCGTCGGGCCCAGACGCAAACACGCCGACCGTCTGCCCCCCCATCTTGTTCTTCTCGGGCGTGGAAAATTGCAGGGATGCAGCATCGAAGGCGGAGTAGAGGCATAGGTTCGACATGGTGGCGAGGAGGGGGCGGGGTGTCTGCAGCGCGTGGAGCCTCTTTAAACCCTGGTCGCCTTCCCGAAACTTAAAGAAGGTCACGCGCTCGCCGCAGCAATGCACGTGTGGCGTTGGCTGGGGTACGTGTCCACGTGTGCCTTGTGTCACCAGCTGCTCGCAGGTCACTACGCCGACGCGTGCCGCCCTTCCTGGCTGTTTGGACTCGACGCCTCGGCCTACTGCACGCTGGTGCACAAGGGGTTGCACGCCCTCCGAGCCGCGCCCTTGATTGCCGTGCCCGCCCTGCAAGCTCTGCACCTGCGCCAGCACCGGGAATGACAGTCAAGAAGCGCACACGCAAGAATGGCTCTGGTGGCACCAAGGGACGTGACATGCCGCTGCGTGAGGACGGCCAGGTGTACGCCCGGGTCACGCACATGCTCGGCAACGGGCGGCTCACGGCGGCGTGCGACGATGGCCAATCGAGGCTGTGCAAGATCCGCGGGTCGATGCGGAAACGGGAATGGGTGCGTGTGGGCGACACCGTGCTTGTATGCCTGCGCACCTTTCAGGACGAGAAGGCCGATGTGGTGCACCGCTACGACGACGGCGAGGTCACGCGGCTCAACAAGCTCGGCGAGATACACGGCCTCAAAAACGCGCGTGCTGCAGATGAGGAAGCAGAAGGTCACGATGCGTTTGAGTTTGAGGCCGCGGACGACGAGCTGGGTGATTGGGATCGCATTTAGACGGTCACGCGCACAAGGCATGCTGCAAGGTCACGCGCACAAGGCATGCTGCAAGGTCACGCGCACAAGGCAAGCTGCAGGGTCACGCGCACAAGGCATGCTGCAGGGTCACGCGCACAAGGCATGCTGCAGGTCACGCGGCCAGGTCACGCAGCCAGGTCATATGGCTCGGCCTCGTATGCTCTGATACGAACGGAAGCTGATAGGAGGATGATCAAGCTGGCGGGTGCTCGGGTCATTCTCAAGGATCTGCATGTCAGCATTTCCATGGAGAACGTGATGGCCTACTGCGCCAACTTTGGGCCCGTGAAAAAAGCATGGGTGCACCACAAGGACGCCGGATCCTTTGCCTTTGTGGAGTTTACGCACAACCACAGCGTCGACGTCATCCTTGCATGCCGGCCTCACGCGATCAGCCACCACCCCGTGACCATTGAGAGGGCCTCCCGTTGCACCTTGGCCACCCTCCCCAGCTGCCACGTCCTCGACACGCTCTGTTCCATTCCCAGCGCCCACCAGACCCCCACCTTCTTCTGGCAGTGCCCAAGCCCGCTGCCCACTCACCTACCGGGCCTCCCGTTCTAATGCGGGACCGATTATGTCGACACACACCAGGCTGCTGATGACCACTCTCGACCCCCATGTCGCAACCTACCTGAAATTGCGGGAAGCCTCGTTGCCGGTGCGCTGCCAGCCTTCCCCAGTTGCCCCGGCGGCCCTCGCGATCGTAGAAACTCGCCCGCTGCCGCACCTGCCGCTCGTGATTGCCACCGCGATGGAGACGCACCCCACCTGGCCCCTCTACGTCTTTGCTCCCGCCTCCGTGCATGCATTTTTGAAACCCCATGTCCACAATTACACCCGTGTCATGCTGGACGCCGAGACCATGACCGTTGATGAGTACAGCGCCTTGCTGCTCAGTCCTGAATTCTGGAACGTCTTTCGGGAGCCTTTTGCCCTCCTGTTTCAATCCGATTGCGTGCTTGTGAGACCCACGCCGACCCGCTTCTTTTCATTCGATTGCATCGGCGCCGTGTGTGGCTACATGCACCCCGACCACTTCATCATGAATGGTGGCTTGTCATTACGCAATGTCGAGGCCGTACAGCGAGCGCTCACCCTCATTCGGCCAATGCCCACCATACAAGCGGAAGACCTCGTCCTGTGTAACACCATGCGAGCTTGGGCCAGGTCATTCAGGTTGCCGACCATGCGCGATTGTGATGAATTTGCCATCGAGTCTCAGGGTGATCCCACGTTGGCCATAGGGATGCACGGCACCGACAAACGGTATGCACCTCAGGACCTCATCGAAAAAATTTTGAGCGCCTAAGGACAAAGGGCATGCACCTTTTGAAATTCATGAAACGGCATGCCGCCCCACTGTGCATCGCAGCCATCCTGTTGCTGATCCTTGCAACGGTGGTCTTGGCCATCACAAGTGCATCCATGCTTCGGGCCAAGGCACCCAGTCCTCAGTGGGCAGACGAGGGGGGGCTGTGTCAAGGCACCTACGTCGTGGAACTTCCCAACTTCCTCACGGGCGCCGAATGCGATGCGTTGATTGCCGCAGCCCTGCACCGTGACCTGCAACCAAGCACCATCGGCCTCACAAACAGCTCGGTGGATCTCAGCACCCGCATCAGTGACCAAGCCTGGTTCGACAAGGGAGAGCACCCCGTCGCCGATATGCTGCACACCAAGACACGAGCCTTCCTCAAAACAATTCCACACGGCCTGCCTCGCACTGCGGTGTTTGAATCGCTGCAGGTTGCAAGGTACACATCTGGGGGCAAGTACGACCTGCATTATGATGGGGATGAGACGGCGCCACATGTCCCCCGCGACCAACGCCTGGCCAACATGCTGGTGTACCTGCAAGAGCCAGAGGGGGGCGGGGACACGCATTTTCCATTTTTGGACACACTTATCACGCCGACCAAAGGAAAAGCGGTGTTCTTTTGGGTCGCGGATCCCCGCACGCTCCAGCTGTACCGCAAGACCCAGCATGCCGGCCTGCCAGTCACCCGAGGAACCAAATGGATCGCCAATGCGTGGATCAAGGCAGACGTGGAAGACCCTGACCCCGCTAGGTAGACCCGCTAGGTAGACCCGCTAGGTAGACCCGCTAAGTAGACCCGCAAGGTAGACCCGCTAGGTCAATGCACGCGGGATGGTCGCCATGTACTCCTCCGAGCTCCTCGTGAGCCTCTCGCCTGCTCGGCCAAGCACATCTTCTCCACGGCGCATGGCCTCTGCAATGGCGGCTACATCCCGACTCCGTGGCGTATCGACTTCGCGGTGAGCAAAGGATTGAACCTTGCGTGAGATGTCTTCCGGAGACATGAAGTAAGAGCAGTGCCACCCAGCATCTGGCAACACGCTGCCCACCTCCCCGTGACGCACTTGGGTCAGGGACTCGCCCAAATGGCTGCCTGCGATCGCAAAGGCGCTGGTCCACCACCTCTCGGATTTGGTCCACTGGAAATNGTAATAATGGAATGCCATGGCGAGATGCACTGCAGGACGGCGGCACACATCATCGTAGCATTCCACCAGGGTCGAGATGGCCTCGAGGGATGGGATCTCATCGCCATCGCAGACCAGCGCCAATACGGGACCTGTGAGGTGCATGCCCCTGAGCAAGGGCAACGCAGCATCGCGCTGGACTCCTTCACGCCACCAATGCTCCTCGTTGGTGCCAACCCATGGACGCCTCAACTCGGTCCATTCGGGCTGCATGGCTGGGAAGGTGTCCAATATGAGGAAGCGGATCTTGTGCATGTAAGGCTGAAACACGGCTCGATTGGTCTCGACAAACAAGTGGGGTTTGCGGAGACCGGAATGCGTGAACCGCGCCTCGATGATCACGAAGCAATCGACGGCGGCGTTCAGGTACCGCAATCGCCGCTCGACTATGGGTTCTCCATTGTATGTAAACACGTCGACCACACAAGGCACCCCTGGCATGTGACTTGTGCATTGACATTATTTATGCGTTTCAAGCGCCACCAAAAGATATATGCTGCCCGCATGCGCCTCGCCCTTGTGACCAATCAACTTGGCCTGCGCGGCACCGAGGTGGTCTTGGCCTCCTATGCGCGCCACGCTCAAAACAGATGGGGCTGGACGGTGACCTTTGTGGTGCGCCATGCCCGCGAGAACCGCCCCGCCACCCCAGACACGGCCGACCTGTCCTATGCGCACTATGAGAGCCAGTTTGATGTTGTCTATTCGGGCAATGATGCGGCGACAAACGCATGGTTGGCCTCCAACGTCGACGTGGCCCTGGTGGAAATCGGTGGCTTTCCCGAGGACTGGTTGCCGACCACTGTGCCCGTCATAGCACATTGCGTCTTCACGGCCGCACATGCCCTGCGATGCACCCTGCACACAGCCATATCCGAATCTGTCCCGTCCCGTCTGGGGGTGACCGTCCTTCCATATGTGGTCGAGCACACAAAACCCAACGGCACATTGAGGACCGAGCTGGGCATCCCTCCCGATGCGTTGGTGTTTGGCAGGCATGGCGGATGGGACACCTTTGACATTCCCTGGGTGCACGAGGTGGTTACACGCGTCGCATCTCAGAACACAGGCATATATTTCATCTTCATGAACACGCGGCCGTTTTGCACCCCCACGCCGCCACACATCATCCATGTGCCCCCCACCACATGTGCGCAACGCAAAGCCAATTTCGTGGCGACATGCGATGCCATGCTGCACGCCCGTGTCATCGGCGAGACCTTCGGCATGGCCATCGCCGAGTTTGCCATGCAGCGCACGCCGGTGCTCACATATGCCCAGGCCAGAGACACAGAGCACCTCCGGTTGTTGGGCACACATGCCGTGGTGTACAAGGATGCCGCGCACTTGCAGGTCCTGTTAGAACGCTTCGAGCGTGGCGCCAAGACCGGGGCGACCGGGTACGGCCACTACGGCCCAGAGAGCGTCATGCCCTCCTTGAAGGTCATAGCGAAGATTGCGGTCAGTCTGGGTCGACCTCGGGAGCCAGCACAAACTTGAGTTCTCCCAGGCCCGCCACATTGTACCTCATGATGAGCGGGTAGGACTGCTTCATGTACATCTCCAGGGTGTTGCACAGACTGGACGCCTTGCAGAACCTGATGAGGTACTTGAGCGAGAAGCGGCCCTCCACCACCGCCGCGCCTCCCGATATGGCCATGCCCGCGTCTGCCTGCCCGATCACCGTCTCTTGACGCGCAAAGTCGCCGTGACAGGCCAGGGTCAGCTTGCCCCCTTCGCTGCGGACCGTGATGTGGTCGGCAATGTTCTCGGCGTCGCGACACAATCTGTGGAAATATACCGACGGCATGGTGATCACGGAATCAAACTCCACGTCGGGAATCGTTATTTCGTCGTTGTCCACGTCGAGCAACTTCAGACGGAAATCTGTCATCGAGTTCTTCTCCGAGTTCTGGATGGTGATGCCCAGCTCGTCGGTGCGTGAACTGACAATGTACAGCGTGACGGTGTCGTGACTGCCAGTAATCTTCAGCAGCTTGAACATGCTCGCCAGGCTCACGCCCACCTCCAGCGTTCCTGTGCACTTGTACTCCTCGAAGTTCTCGGCGCGCAGCTTCATGCTCACCAGAGCGCACTTGGTGGAATCCATTTGCAGCAACCGCACGCCGCCCGAGTCGAACTTGAGCAGCACATCATGCACCACTTCCTTGAGGACCTCGAACAGCGTCCGTATCGCGCCACCCTGGATCGATTTGAGGTACACGGCACACTCGCTCTTGTCGGGCAGCCCGGGCATGGTCTTGGGTGGGAGCGGTGGTGAGCAAGCCCCCCGGCCCCTTTAAATTCTTGGCTTGAGGCATCACATGAATCGCCGTCACGCCAAGGTGTTGCTGGTCATCTTGGTTGTCGCCGCGTGCCTGGCTCTGGTCCTTCGCCGCAACCAAGAGCCGTTTGATGATGCCAAGGACACCATCTTCGTGTCTGTGGCCTCGTACCGTGACGTCCAATGCGCGGACACGGTGCAAGACTTGTTCGACAAAGCCGACTACCCCTCTCGCATCTTCATCGGGCTGTGCGAGCAGAACTCGGGGGACGCCGCGGAGTCCTGCGTGGCCCCCATGCTGCCGAAAAACGTTCGCCGCATCCTCATCCCACACACAGACGCCAAGGGGCCAGTGTACGCCAGGTACCTTTGCTCCACGCTGTACCAAGGTGAGACCTGGTTCATGCAGATCGATTCGCACACCAAGATGGCCAAGGGATGGGACACGCTTGCCATCTCCAATGCCAAGCAATGCCCCTCTGAGAAAGCCATCCTCACGCATTACCCGCGTGTCCTGGAGGAGTTGGACCAGGGCCATGCGGGCGTCCCAGTGCTGTGTCGCAGCAGGTTTGACAGCAACGGCGTGCCCACCTTCGAATCAGTCATCATGGACCCTCGTGAGGATGGCACGGCCCGCCCGGTTCCCTTTGTCAGCGGAGGCTTCGTGTTTGGCCCGGGGTCCATGGTACACGAGGTGCCATACGACCCACACCTCCCCTACCTGTTCCAGGGCGAAGAGATCCTGCACTCGGCTCGGCTGTGGACGTCGGGGTACGATTTCTTCACGCCCATGGACAACATAGCATTCCATCAGTACGAGCGCCCCGGTCCCCGCTTCTGGGAAGACCTGCCAGATTTTGCGAAAGAACAGAAAGACACGCTGAGCAAGGTCCGTCGCCTCCTGGGATTCGAAGGCCCTGCCATGGACGACTACCGCTATGGCATGGGCTCGCATCGGTCCAAGGACGCGTACTGGAAATTCGCTGGCATCGATCACAAGAAGAAAACAAGCTCCTCCGAGCGCAAGTTCTGCGTGTAGTCATGGGATCAGGGGGTGGGGCTCTTGCTGGGACTGGGGCTCACGCTGGGCAGAGGGGTGGGAAGCCACGCCGCGATATTTGGCACGCGCCCGGTGCCCCACTGTTGCCATGCGAGCTGCACGAGATACACGGCGCCCAGCACCTGCAACGCCTGACCGACAAACGGCACGGTGGTCACAGTGCTCAAAGCCCCTCTCAGGGTGGACACGGCACATATGACGGCAATGGCCACCATGATCGTGGAGGTTGAATACGAGTTCATGATCTAGCATCTCTGAAACATTTTTTACTTGGCCACGCACCCACATTTAAAAATATCGGCGCACAGGTCATGGGATCCAGCTGGGCTCGAGGCTGGTCGCGAGGCTGGATTATGATCGTGCTGGTGGTCGCGGTGCTGCTGGTGCTCTGGCATCGACCCGAACCGTTTGCCGCGACAGGGTGGCTCGCCGACTACGGAGACTTTGCTTCTGAGACCGCGCCTCCCTTGACGCCAGAGGTCAGCACATTGTTGTTTGTCAACCCCACGCCTGCCTTGGTCACGATCGAAACCACTGGATCCGCACGCCTCGCACTCAAAGACGGAAAGCCGGTGGTCGGAGCCCCAGGGCAGAGCGTCGATGATGTATGGGCGCTCATCCCGACCCAACACAGGTATTGTCTCCGCAATGCTGGAGGGGAGGGGGCGTACTTGTCCGTCGACACCATTTCCGGGTGCACACTGGGTCTCTCGTCCAATCCTGAACCTCATTGGATCATCGAACCGGTCAAGCCGATGCAGCATGGGGTGTTTCACATATTTGCATCGACATGCAAGGATGGCAAACGGAGATACCTGACCCGCATCGATGGCACGCTCGCACTCACGACAGATGTAGTGACGCCCTGGAGCATCGCTGTCGTGGGCACGGCAGAGCACTCCGTGGTGCCCAGTACACCCCCACCTCTCAACTCAGCCCAGCCACTACCCAGTGCAACACCTCTCACCTCACCCAGTGCAACACCCCTCACCTCAGTCCAGCCACTACCAAGCGCAACACCTCGCAGCCAAACGTATGCCCCCACGCTCCCCACAGCCCGGCCACTACCCAGTGCAACACCTCGCAGCCAAACCTATGCCCCCACGCTCCCCACAGTCCAGCCACTACCCAGTGCAACACCTCGCAGCCCAACCTATGCCCCCACGCTCCCCACAGTCCGGCCACTACCCAGTGCAACTCCCCGCAGCCAGACCTATGCCCCCACGCTCACCACAGTCCAGCCTGTACCAAGCGCAACACCCCGCAGCCAAACGTATGCCCCAACGCTCACCTCAGCCCAGCCTCTACCCAGTGCAACACCTCGTAGTCAAACGTATGCCCCAACGCTCACCACAGTCCAGCCACTACCCAGTGCAACACCTCGCACTCCACTCTCCACAGCCCAGCCACTACCCAATGCAACTCCCCGAAGCCAGACCCCCAGTGCTACCTCTGTGACCCAATCGATTCCGCGTGCGCCTTTCACCTTGGCATCTTCACCAACAGGGCCACGCACGGTTGCCTTCCGCTGAATCCAGTGAAATTACACACCGCGGTACAGCTCATAGGTCTTGGTTCCCTTGATGCTCGTTTGTTCGCCGTACTTCAGGGGCGGGGGCAGGGAGCTGGCATCACGCAAATACGCCAAGTAACTCAGGACTCCCGACGCCACCATGGGCACCACAATGAACAGGACCAAATCGTTGAGCCGCGATACTTCTGCTGCGACGTCCGTGGCACCCACGTTGCTGTTCTCTCCATACACTCGGCGCATGATGACCAGCAAATCCGTGTCAGACTGGCGGTCGATGGCATACCCCGATGTGTTCTGGATTGTCGCGCGCAACCTGTTCTGCACCATATCCATGTTCACCGTGCTGAAAAACGAGTCGAACAATGGGGTCCGCATGTGACTCAGCGACCGACGCACGCTCTCGATGGTGTCGTCGAATTGAGAAGGCGCCGTGGTCAGTGCCGTCAGTGAAAATGGAACCTCGAAATTGTCGTAGGGGCTGCTCATCACCTCACTGTATGTAAGTTGCGAGTTTTTTTTTGTTGAGACAGCGTATCACACTTCAGCATGGATCCATACATGAATATGGGCATGGGCGGTGGCGGAGGGTATGGCCGCGGCCAAGGCACCGAAATTATGGTTGTCGTTCTGTGCTGCGTGTGTTGCTTCTGTCTGGTATCCGTCCTTGCGGGGTACTGGTTCAACCTATTCTGCGGCGTGAGCACTTCTCTCGGCAAGAGTTGCACACCCCAACCGACTCCACCGAATACAGGTAGCGGCGATACAGGCACACCCACACCAGGTCCTCAACCGGCGTCCTTTCCCACGTGCAATACTGCCTACGAAGGCCAGTTCCGTGCAGCCAACGACCCCCGTCCGGCCATAAATGCCCAAGCGTGTCAGGGGTATATGCCCTCCGATGGGTCGCTGGGCCTTACAGGCCGCGATTGTTTCTACTGGCAAGCGGTGACCGACCCCAAGACGCAATTGCTTCGATGGGTCCGCGTTCCCAATTCAACGACTGCCGATGCCAAGAATGCCGCATGCACCCCCGTCGTCAATTGCCCGATGATCATTGACTTCAATTCGCAAGGAATGGCAGCATACTCAGACAACAATGCCGCACCGCTCAGCGCCCTGTGCACGCCCGTGCAGCCCGTTGCCACCACCGCAGGCGTGATTACAAATACGATCACCCAAACTGCCACCACGTCCAAAATTGTGCACCAGGCCAGCACGGGCACAGTGCCGTGGACGCCTCGGCAATCGACCTTGTGGACCAATACCATGCTGACAAATCTGCAGGGCCGCAACATCACCGCGTATGTGTTCAACACCGGGTCGGCAGCCGTGGCTCTCGCCAACACGCTCAACCAGGCGTCCATCGAACCCGAGACATTCGCGGGCATGCTGGAGGCCGCCATCAAACCCACGACAAACTCGGCGAGCTGGATCAATGATACCGTGAATCTGTGGAAGGCAAACAGGGGGTCCTATCCAGGCGAGGCTGGCTTCATCAATTTCATGCAAACGCAAGGAGGTCAAGTCTTGCACAACTGGCCGCAGTTCATCAACAACCCCGCAACACTGGCGTTGGGGAAACCCATTGCGCAGAACAGTGGCCCTGTCATGTACCGCCCCATCTTGTACGTGCGCAATGTCAATATCATCAGGAAAGTGTTCCCAACTCAGCGCCCCAATAGCAACTATAAATATAGAATTCCCCCAAACCACGCAGGCATGCCCCAAAACATGGCAGGCATGCGGATGTGATGTGATGTGATATGCAGGTGCGCGTCAGGCGCAGGTAAGGCACAGGTCGCACCCACGAAGTCACGTCCCCCAAGTCACTTCCATAAAGTCACGTCCCCAAGGTCACGGCGCAGGTCACGGTGCATGTCACAGTGCAAGGTCACGATGCAGGTCACGAGGCAGGTCACAAGGCAGGTCACGGTGCAAGGTCACGAGGCAGGTCACGGTGCAAGGTCACGAGGCAGGTCACGGTGCAAGGTCACGATGCAAGGTCACGCACCCAAAGTCACGAGGCAGGTCACGCCCCCATGTCATGGTGCAGGTCAGGTTCGCGCCAGCTGCAGGTCCGCGTCGCTAAACATGCTTTGGAATTCGACTGTCGCATGTGGCTGCTCGCGCAAGTAGGTGTCCAGGTCGCGGGGCAAGTAGGTGTACTGGACTCGCGGCGGCTGGTTCTGGGTTTTGAAGAGCGCATTCACAACAACGAGCACCACGCCGGTGAAGAACAGGGCGATCAGAAACGCACGCATGTGTCTTCCTGATCACCGCATGGAAAATAATTGGCGGCGGATGCTGAAACCCAGCACGTAGGCACCGGGTGGCACAAGGGAGTTGTATGTGAGCTCCGTGCCATGTGCAAGCACCTCGGCACCGAGGAATCCGGCGACATAGGGCCATGTGGATGACGGTGCAAGGAGGCCAATTGCCAGGAAGAGCAGCACCCAGGTATTGATGCGGCAACCACCCACCTGTCCAATGGGGGTGTCCATGTAGTATGCTGCACACACGCCCTTGCGGTCCTTCCATTCCAAAAACGGCAACAACACTTTCGGGAAGTCAAAGCTGGCGATGGAGGAGGTGGACATGTCACTCTGTTTTGCAAGATCCGGAGAAGCTGCATACAGAACTATGTCTGGGTTGTTCATTTCAACGTCGACGTGATTCTTGACTCGAGGGATCACTCGCAGCAACTTGGCTGCCCCTGCGGCACTGATGATGTAGCAATGCGTCCCTGCAAATAACTCGGGTACAAACACAGTCGTTGAGCCCACTGTGGCTGTCCATGGGTCATCACGCGTGGCAAGAAATGCACCTGCGATGTCCAGAGCCCACGGGTAGTCACGGTTTGCATCAGACAACAAGAAGGATCCCAGGACCAAGACGTCGAAGGTGCGAGGGACGGCAACGAGCGCCTCCTGGACCCGATGCATGAAGTCGGGGCACAGCACGGCATCATCTTCCAACACCAGCGCGAGACCATGACCCTTGGCAAGCACATCGCGCCACACGGCCCTGTGAGATGCGCCGCACCCAATCATGGATGCCGTGGGCCGTATGATCCCAAGCGCAGGGTCGCTCAAGGCGCGTGTATGAGCAGCAGACAACGCACGACCGTCAATTGCCGGGAAGCGAGTGTATGGAACGCCGTGGCGCTGCATCTGGGCATCCATGTGTGCCATACGGTCTGTGGCCATGTCCATGTTGATCACATATGTGGCGATCTCGGGTGGCATGTCTAGCAGCAAGGAAATTTTCCTGCATCTCACGCACTTCGTCAAAAGGCAGGCACCAGGACATGAGGCGCGAAGGGTGCCAGGTACGCTCGACAAACTCTTGGCGTGACCTGTCCCAAAAGTCTGCGGTGCGCCTGACGACCACGGTCGGATCGGTGCGTCTGAAAACGATATGGTGCCATTCGCGGATCACGCCGTTCATGAACATCGAATGCTTGCACGTGATGTCCAGGACCACGCTCAACTCGCTGTCAGTGCCCAGAATGATCAGGCTGTCCGCGGTGCCGGGAGACGCACGCACGGCATCCACGCACCGTTGCGCTTCAACGTTTTCATGCTCGGCCAAAGACGCAGCGATGATCTTGGCGGAGAACGACGGAACCACCCTCGGGGGAGCGATGGCAACATGCACCGGCATCGCAAGCTTCCATTGCCTCACAAATTTCTGGGCAGCGCCGTTGATCAAAGAGTCATAGCTGGCGTACACCCCCATATTGGGCTCGCGGATACCCCCCCACCCAAACTCATCAATGTCAAAAGCCCACCGCGAGCCATCGGTATACACGACATGCTCGCAATGCGCCAGGCGGAATGAACGCACGGGCCTCCAAGTGGATCCGCGGTGCTCCACGCAGATGTCTGCCTTCATGGCAGGCTTGAGTCGATTTTTCAGGAAGACCAGCGCATCCCTCAAGCTGGCCCGGCAGTCATGGCTGTATTGCTCGTGAGGCCCCAGGCGCAACATGGTGGCAGTCGAGATATTACATTACTGTAACGCACGCAGGAAGGCAAAGGGTTTCTGGACCACACCGCTGTGGCCGTCGCTGGGCTTGGGGTCTGCACGCGTCCCGTTGTCGCGGTTGAGGCTCCAGAACCCGAGCGTGCCCACCCAGGGCGTCTTGACCGCAAAGGCCTTGACCGCCTCCGCATCTTTCAGGGTAAACACTTCGGGGACAGTGTCGTTCACTCCAATCATCGGCGTGATGCCCACCCGCGTGCTCTCGTTGCCAATCACGTGCAATTGAGCGTGTGTCGCCAAGGCTGCAGCGATCGCCGCGGCACCCATGTCCTTCGTGTGGCATCCATAGTCCATGGCCATGACGCGCACGCAATCGACGCGCACACCATGGGCCTTGGCACTCTTGAGAACCGACAGGCCGGTGGGGTCCAAACCACGGGGCATCACGGCCAGCGTGTACGACACCTTGACATTTGGCAGCTTCTGTTGGACCAAGAGGAGCGCGGCGTTGCGTCGATCGATGGCCACACGGTCGTTTGCGCTGCCTCCTTCCACGTCGAAATCCAGCGCCGCGGCATGATACGTTTTGGCGATGCTCACGTAGGCGTCGGCCAGGGCCGTGGCGTCCCGCATGCTGCCTGCCAGCTCGTTGGTGTTGGACCCGGCGCCCCCGAAGCTGATGGTGATGTGTTTGGAAGCGTCGGCGCACCACGCGGGGTCGGGAGCCAGGCCTCCATCCCACACCGCATGGCCGTTGCTGAAGCCGGTGACAAACGCCAGTGTGAACGCATTGTGTCCCGACGCTTTGGCCAGGCTTTGGTAATTGGGTGACAGGTAGAGGTATGGGCTCGTGGGAAAGCTCATGCCATGCCGCAACATTTTTTTTGGCTGGCAGGTACGGCGTCTGTTGAGGGCAGGGTGCCTTGAGCCGCCAGGGCGCCCAGAACCGCCTCGATCACCGCGGGAAGATCTGCAGGTCTCGTCTTGAGCTGTTCGGCGACCAGGACGATGCGTGCGGTGACATCAGAGACCTGTGTCGCGTCAAGAGACCCCTCCTTGATCATGATCTCAATTGCGTGAACGATTGAGGTGACTTGGCTGGGCGCACAGGAGGTCATCGAGTGCGTGCACTTGATCAATATATTTTTGGGCGACTGTCAGCTCTCCGCCAGGATGAGACACCACGTGCCAAGCAGATGCACCATGGTAAGGGCAGTGCAACTGGGTGTTCGGGGCCGGAGCCGCGTTCTCAAAACCCGGAAGGAGGCCGAATCGGTGACACCGAATGCAGAGCACCACGATCAAGACAGTTGCACTTGCAATGATAAAGCCAGCGACCAACGACGCACCATATGCATCCATAGTGTTATGAAAGGAGCGGGCCTGTAGCGGCTTAAAGTCACGTGCACCGACACGAGTCACCCCGCAATGTCACCCCGCAAGGCCCCCAAGCATCCCAAGTCACGTGAGGCGCGGTTGGCAGAGACGCAGAACATCGAGTCCCAATTGGCAGATCTCAGCTTGCCGCACGAATATCTGGTACGCGTGCGGCAAGCCCTGCATGATTTTGTAGAGACTGGCCATGGAGAGACATTCACCCAGAAGATGCCGCCTGTCGCGATGCATGTCCTCCTCAGCACCCAGGCGCACATCACCTCACACATCCGTGTCAGTCGTTTATGAAGCAGCTTGGGTTGCAGCAGGCGTGGGTGACACGACGGTGATCACCACGGGCTGCTGCACGGACCGCTTGACCTTGTGGCGAGACAGGTCGGCAAAGGCCATCATTATGCCAACAATGGTCATGGCGGCAGCGATGTAAAACAGGGTGGTCGTGGTCTTCATATCCCCTTGAGCAAGATAAATATTACCGAAGGACAGACCGCAGGCCCACGCATCCAAAGAACTCGGCGGGTCCAAAATTGGCGCACTGCTGTTCGACGTCTGCATAGATGGTGCGGCCCCATGCGCTCGGCACATCCTCGTCCGTCTTGGGCGCCTTGGCATGCACGGCGTCNATGGCCTCCCGGGTCAGGATGACTGCGCCCGGCTCGATGTCCGTGACCTCCATGATGCCCTTGNCCACAGAGGATGCCTTGCTNGCGTCCACGTTGTACACATTGCCGCGGAATTCAGGAGACTCGCCAGAACCCACCTTGGCCTTGACGCGCTCCCAATCAATCTTGGGCAGCGGGTAAATGCCGGCGGTGAAGGGTTTGCCCGACGACAGCGCACGCAAGACAAAGCCGACGGGGAATGTCAGGGTCGATCGGATGGCCACCACGGCCTTGATCTCGGCGTCCTTCTGTGCCAACGCGAGAGCAGCACGCAAGCTCGGAACGATTTCCATCATCGCCTGGATGGCCACCGGAGAGTTCTGCAGCGCCGATTGGAGACGCAACATGCTGACCGCAAACCCCAGGCTGCACGTGCCCAGGTCGCCCACGACAGCAAGGAGAACCTTCATTCATGTGGCACACGACGATTTTAAAGCCAGATGAACGCAGAAGACCCGAACACGTGGGTCTGCACCTCTCATGTCCTGGGGATCAGCTGTACAATTTGAACAAGGTAGGGAATTGCAGGTTATTGACCCGTGCGGCATCGGCGTCTTTGGGTTTCGAGGTCATTGGTACCCGCGGGCAAGATTTTATTCGGGTTGCCAAGTACTCTTCATCTACTTGGGCAAAAGCGCCGACGCCCGTCCCGACGCCTGTGTAATTGATTGGGTTTGTTGACCTTCGAATTTAATTTTAGTGCGAGTAGGTCATTTTGAAGCGCTCGCTGATGTCTCCCCCGAATGTGTAATTGCCTATGTGCGCCAAGGGAGCCGTGACGTCAGCCCACACTTCGAAGCCGAGGGCCTGTGCGCGCCGTGAAAACGCATAATCTTCAGAGAGGTAGCGACGCGACAATGGGTCTATCATGCAATCAAACAAGGCAACATACTCGGTGGGGTACCCGGGATCTGATCGATCGCCTGGCAAATCGTTGACGCACAGCAGGTCTTTGGAATAATGCTGTGCCATGGTCTCCAGCACCGATTTCTTGACCAGCATAAACCCCGTCGCAGAATCCAGGACCTTCACAAACCCATTTTCGATCGTGCCTGTCTCGCCGACCAAATTGATATTGTAATCCAGACCCATCATCTGCACAGGCTCCTTGCACTCGCTGTCCTTCAACTTGCTTTCGATCTCCGCCCAATTAAAAGCTTTTTTGGGGTACACGGCAGTGGCGATGTCCTTGTTCGACTCAAGCAAGCGGAAGACCGCCTCGGGATTGAATCCGATGTCGGCGTCGATAAACAACAAGTGCGTGGACTGAGATTTGAGGAATCGAGCCGAAAGCACGCACCGGGCCCTGGTGATCAGAGACTCGTTGCCGACAAAATCACAGAAACACTCGATGCCACGCTGGACACACTGTGCTTGCAACTGCATCAAACTGGTCATGAACACGGTGCTCATCTGACACCCGTAGCATGGAGTCGCAACATACAACCGTGCTGGCGGAGAACTTGCATTCGATTGGTGCACTTTGGGAGTCAGGGACAGAGGGGGCGGGGTAAGCTGCAGCGGGGAGGAGGGGGCCGGAGAGGCAGCGGGTGCGGGGGCGGG